AGCGGGACATCGACTGGCCCTCCGTGCTCCCCAGGCTCCAGCACGACATCGTCGAGAAGCTCTACGCCGAAGGCCGCCACCGCATCCCCACTCCACAGATCGTCGCGCGTCTGCCCTACGTCGGATGGCTGCTCGTCGTCGCCGCCTTCGCATGGTACGGACTCGCCACCGAGCCGCCACTGAGCCTGTGGGCCTTCGGGGTCGGCATGCTTGCCGCCGCGTGGGTGACCGCCTTGCTCCTCAAGGAACGACTCGCCTCGTCCATCGACCCCTTGTTCCGGGGCCACGTCATCCGGACCATCTCCCGCGCCGACATCCGACGCAGCCGAGCGGACCGCTGGGCCAACGTCAAGCTCTCCGCCATCACGCTCCCGCTCGGAGCAGTGGTTGGCGTCGCAGTGACCAAGGTCTTCGGCTGACCCGCATGCACTGACGGGGGTGACCTGCGTGCCCGACCACCGCGGAACTACCACCCAGCGCGGCTACGGCGCAGAGCACCAGGCCGAGCGTGCCCGGTGGGCGCCTACCGTCGAGGCAGGCGAAGGCCAGTGCGCCGAGCGCGTATGCCTTGAAGAGAACGAGGGACGCGGCCGCTGGATCCCACCCGACGCCGCCTGGCACCTCGCCCACGCCGAAGGCCAGCACGGCTACCGCGGCCCCGCACACGCCCGCTGCAACATCAGCGAGGCGAGCAAGCGCATGCACGGCACCGCTACCGCCCCACACCGATGGGTCCTCTGATGCGTCAAAGTCGAGCAGGGCACTGTTCTTTAAGGACGGCGGCTCTCCGCGACCCGCGCGTCAACTAGTTCTCACACGCCGTTTTTTTCGTTCGGCCGGGAGGGGGCCCCGATGGCTGCTGCGCGCAAGCTGAGGGTCGCCGAGCCGGACGAGAAGCCGCCGCCCGAGCCGATCAAGTCGCTGGTCGACGCGATCGAGCGTGGGACCTACGAGGACGTGCTCGTGTGGCAGCGCAAGGAGGCCGTGAAGTCGCTCGCGACACTGGCCGGCCCGGCGCTGGCTGCGATGCACCGTCAGATTGCCCAGTTGTCGAAGGAGATCGAGGGCATCCGGGCGGCGAAGACGGAGGGGACGGACATTGGCGAAGCCATCGACCTCCCCGACGAAGACTTCGACGCGGAAGACATCTAGTTCGAAGCGCGGTCCGGCGTCGAAGAAGCCGACGTCGGGTCCCCCGACGAAGCGCCTGTCTCAGGCGGCTCGTCACTTCGTCCTGCCGGACGGGATCACCAAGACCGGGTGGACGTCGGTCGGCGAGACGTGCCGACGTCTAGGCGCCACGTTCGACCCGTGGCAGGACGACGCCGGCCGGGCGATCCTCGGGAAGAACTCGGCGGGTCTGTTCGCAGCTGACGCGGTCACGCTGTCGATCCCGCGTCAGGTCGGCAAGACGTACCTGGTCGGGTGGATCGTCATCGGGCTCTGCCTGGTGCAGCCAAAGACGCTCGCGATCTGGACAGCCCACCACGGCGCGACCGCTGCGGACACGTTCCGCGACCTGAAGGGCATCTGCCAGCAGGCGAAGGTAGCGCCGTTCGTTCGGCACATCTACGACTCGGGCGCCCGGCTCGAGATCATCTTCACGAACGGCTCACGGATCGTCTTCGGCGCCCGCGAGCACGGCTTCGGCCGCGGGTTCAAGCGTGTCGGGATCCTGATCTTCGACGAAGCGCAGATCCTCACCGCGAAGGCCGCGGACGACATGGTCCCGACGACCAACCGGCACCCGAACCCGCTGATCTTCTACATGGGGACGCCGCCGACGCCGTCGAACCCGTCGGAGCACTTCCTCGCACTGCGGACCGAGGCCCTCGCCGCCAAGGAGGCTCGTCTCCGGGGCGACTCGGGCACGACGAACGAGACGCTGTACATCGAGTTCTCGGCCGACGCTGACGCCGACCCGATGGACCGTGAGCAGTGGGCGAAAGCGAACCCGTCGTACCCGTATCACACGACGGCGCGCGCGATGCTGCGCATGAAGAAGAACCTCAAGGGCCCGAACGCGTTCGCGCGGGAGGCCCTCGGGATCTGGGACGGCACAGCGAACACTGGCGTGTTCTCGGCGAGCTCGTGGGCGCGCTGCAAGACGGCAGAGCCGGAGCCTCCCGTGCTGGCGCTCGGGGTCGCGGCCGACGTCGACCAGACCTGGCTGTCTCTCGGAGCGTTCGGCCGGCACGAGGACCTCCGCGGCCATGTCGGCGCGGTCCTTCGGATGCGGTTCGACACCGGCCGTGAGGCCTTCGTCGACGAGGTCGCTCAGATCGCGCGCGAGCGCAACCTCACGGTTGCCATCGACAAGCGCGGACCGGCGGCTCCGCTGATCCAGGACCTCGAGGAGCGAGGCGTACAGGTCATTGGCGGCGGCCTCGACGACTTCATCCAGGGCTGCGCCGACGTGCGCGACCTGGTCGAGACACAAGGTCTGACCCACGGCGTCTATCCGGAGCTCGACGAGGCGGTCGACGCCGCGACGTGGCGCACGATCGGAGATCGCCGCGTCTTCGGGCGCAAGGCCGTAGATATCTCGATGCTCGAAGCCGTGACGTGGGCCCTGTGGGCGGCCGTCGCGCATCCCGCCTACGACGTACTCGACTCGATCGGATGAGGAGGACCGCCCGGTGCTGACGACCTACCTTGATCTGCTCGTGCTTGCTTGCGTCGCGCTCTTCGTGTTCGCGATCTGGCCGCCGCTCGTGCTGCTGGTCGTCGCCCTGGCGGCCGGCCTGCTGTCCTGGCGCCTGTCCGGCTCGCCGATGCCTGAGCGACGGGAGCGCAAGCCGTGAGCCTGTTCTTTGGTGGCGACCCCGGGGTTTTCTCGGGCGATTCTGCGGCCGAGATGATCGCCCGACGGACTGCTCGGCGGGGGTTCAAGACGGTGACCCCGATGACGGCGCTCAGGTCGGGCGCCGTGTGGGCCTGCCGACGCCTCCGAGCTGACCTGGTGTCGACCCTGCCGATCGACGTCTTCCGCAGCGTCGCCGGCGTCGACATTGAGATGACAAAGCCGCCCGTCTTCATCACCCCAGACGGTCGGATCGACTGGGAGGAGTGGCTCTACTCGAGCCAGGACGACCTCGACGCGATCGGAAACACGGTCGGCGTCATCACCCAGCGGGACGGCAACGGTCTCCCGTCGCGGATCGAGCTCATCCCGCACCACGAGCTCTCGATTAAGTGCCAGGGCGCCTACCCGGTGAGCTACTACGCGAACGGCGAGAAGTTCACGCCCGACCAGGTGTGGCACGAGCGGCAGTTCACCCGGAGCGGCCTCGGCATCGGCCTCTCGCCGATCGCTGACGCCGCAATGAGCATCGGCGGGTATCTCTCGGCCCAGCAGTTCGCTGCCGACTGGTTCGCTGGTGGCGGGATCCCGGCGGCGCACCTCAAGAAGACCGACAAGGTCCTCGCGCCCGGCGAGGCCGACAAGGTCAAGGAGCGGTACAACGCTCAGGTCCTGAGCGGCGACCTCTTCGTCACCGGAAACGACTGGGAGTACACACCGATCGCTGCCAAGGCGTCGGAGGCGCTCTTCATCGAGCAGATGAAGTTCGGCATCGTCGACATCTGCCGCTTCCTTGGTGTGCCGGCCGACATGATCGACGCCGACACCTCGACGGGGTCGATCACCTACGCCAACATCACGCAGCGGAATCTCCAACTGCTGATCATGAACCTCAACCCGGCCTTGCGCCGTCGCGAGGCCGCCTTCTCGCGCCGGCTCCTGCCTCAGCCCAGGTTCGCAAGGTTCAACCGCGGCGCGCTGCTCGAGATGGACCTCAAGTCGCGGTACGAGGCTCACAACCTTGCGATCGCCGGCCGCTGGAAGGCGCCGTCCGAGGTCCGCGGGCTGGAAAACCTACCCCCCTTCACACCCGAGCAGCTCGCCGAGTTCTCGATCTTCGCCAAGGCACCCGCCACTCAGACGCCGTCGTCAGGAGGCAACGCATGATCACGCTCACTGAGGCCGCCGTCGCGCGGCGTGCAGGTGTCGCGGCGCCGGCCGACCGCCCCTCACAACGGCGCTGTGCCGAGGACCAGGCGTCGCGTGGTCACGTCCGTGTCGCGGTGCGCGACCTCGAGGTTCGCGAGTCGGCAGACGGAGGGTTGATCACCTTCACCGGCCACGCCTCGGTCACCGAGACCGGCTACCAGATGTACGACTTCTGGGGCCCCTACACCGAGGTTGTGGCGGCGTCCGCTTTCGACGACACGCTCTCGCGCTCGGACCTTGACGTCCCGTTGGTCATCGCGCACGACCAGACTCGACGTATCGCCCGCACGACGAACGGCAGCCTTAAGCTGTCGATGGACGAGGTCGGGCTGTTCGTCGAGGCGGACCTCGACCCGGCCGACGTTGACGTTGCCTACATCGTGCCCAAGCTGCGTTCC